GGGCGGCTAAGCGCATATATTTTGGCACGCTAAACAAAACCCGCAGCCTAAACAATCGGACATTGTTGAGGTCGCTAAACAATGATCTGGGCGGGCTTGCCCGATGAATGCAACGCAACTTGCGAACGAATTGGGCCTTGATCGTTCAAGAATAAGCCAGCTTGTCGCGCAAGGAAGGTTGAACGGTTGTTATCACGGGGCCGGAAAACAACGGGTTTTTGACCCTGCGAAGTGCGCGGCGGCGTTAGAGGTTAAACTTGACCGCTTGCAGATGATGGGCAACGGCAGGGATACGCGCGCAGCATTGCGGACTATGGCCGAAAAACACAGGGAGGCGGAACCGGCTGCGGCTGATCCCCCGCCAGATGTTCAAAAGATACCGCCCGGACAGCCAGACCTATTTGACGCCGAGCGATACGAAATTGCACGGACACAAAAAGTTGAGGAGGAGGCGCGGCGATTGCGCCGGATGAATGCCGAGGCAGAGGGGCATTATTTGCTTGCTTCTGATGTTTCGTTGCAGGTTCGCGCGCAGTTAGCGCAAGAGATAAAAGAATTTGAATCTGTGCTGCGCGATGGGGCGCGGGCCATTGCAGATCAGATGGGCGTTGATTTCAAAACGGCGCGTCAAATTTTGGTTGATCGGTGGCGGGCGCATCGGGCGGGCCGTTCTGATCGGGCGCGGGCCGTTGCGGAAAGCGCGGAAAAGACGCAGGCGGAGATAGACGAGGATATTTAGTTTGGGGTTTTTGGGCGTATCAGAGGGCATTGTAGCGCAAGCCATAGCCCAAGCGATGCACCCGCAAGACCCGCCTGACATTTCGCGGTGGTGTGAGGAGAACTTAGTATTCGACGCACGGTCGCCTATGCCGGGGCCGTTCTCTATGTCGCGGTTTGAGTTCCTGCGGGATATTCACGCCACGCTATCGCCGGAACACCCGGCGCGCGAGGTCACGGTACGCGGTTCTGCGCAATGGGGTAAGACGGTTTCAGTGATACAGCCCACGCTCGGCGCTTGGTTTGCCCATACGGCGCTTGATGCGCTGGTTGTGCATCCTACGCAATCGGCGGCAAGTGAATGGGTTAATAACAAATGGTTGCCAATGCGGCGGCAAGCGCCGGACTTGGTGCGGGTATTTGGAGCGGGCGGCGGGTCTAACAAAGACGCGATGTTTAACCAAGAGACATTGGAGCGCACGGGGTCGCTCAAGATTGCGTCCAGCGGTTCGCCAGCGGACCTGACCGGCACATCACGGCGGCTTGTCGTGATGGATGATATTTCTAAATACGACATGACGCCGCAGGGCGATCCAGAGGCGCTTGCGGTTTCGCGGGCATCGGGCTTTGAGGATGCAAAAATCCTGCGGGTTTCTACGCCGATGATTGCCGGAACATGCCGGATCACGCGGGCTTTCATGCGCAGCGATCAACGGTTTTTCCATGTACCTTGCCCGCACTGCGAAAACTTCGCGCCGCTAACTTGGGATAATTTCAAAGCGCGGCTTGATCCTGACAACCTGCAATCTGCGCATTTCACTTGCGAGGCTTGCGGCGGGATTATCAACCACGGCCATAAGGAGGCTATGGTAAAGCGCGGGCGGTGGGTTGCGCATAACCCGGCTGGGGATCATCCCGGCTTTCACTTGTGGCGGGCTTATGCGCCGCAGCGTGATTGGGCATCAATTGCGATTGAATACGCGCAAGCGATGGGGTGGCAGCGCAGTGACTTGGTGGACGGGACAGAGGCGGCAACGGGGAAAGACGTTGAAGCCGAAACAGAGCAAACCTTTTGGAATGATGTTCTTGGCTTGCCTTTTGAAATGGCGAATAGCGGGCCAAGTTGGCAGGCTTTGCGGGATAGGGTCGAGGGAAGCCCAAACGATTATTTGCCGCGCGGTGTTTTACCCTCGGCGGGCTTTATTCTAACGGCTGGCGTTGACTGTCAGCAAGACCGCATGGAGGTGCAGATTGTTGCCTTCGGTCGGGATTATCAGCGTTGGGTGGTGGATTACATTGTAATCCCGCACCAGATCGGTGACGCGGCGGGGCGCGATGCGCTTGATGATTTGCTAAAAACGACTTGGCGCACGGAAAAAGGGTTGCGGATACGGCTTGATGTTCTCGCAATCGACTCCGGCAACTGGACCGAGGACGTGTGGAAGTGGGGCAAGTCTTGGCCTTGGTCGCGCGTTATCTTGGTAAAGGGTGCCAACACGGCATCGGGGCCGATCCTATCCGCGCAGAAATTCCAGCGCCGCGATGACGGCAAGGTAAAAAAAGCACAAAAGCGCGCATTCATGGTCAACGTATCGCAGTTAAAAGCCGAGTTTTACGGGTGGCTTGATAAGAAAGACCCGGCAGAACGCGGCTTCACCTATTTCGCGCGGGCGCTTGGCGATGAGTTTTACAGGATGATTGCATCCGAGGTTCGGGTTTTGAAGCGGGCGCGGTCGGGTGTGGTTACGAGTTCTTGGGAACTGGCCGAGCCGGGGCGCAGAAACGAGGCGCTTGATACGATGATCTACGCCGAGGCCGCAGCGCGGCGGCATGGCTGGTCATCAATGACAGATGAGAAATGGCAAGCGCTTGCGGGGCAGCGCGCAGGCGCACCCGACGAGGCGCAAGATGATGTGCCAGAGATTAAAACAGCACCAAAGAAAACCCCCAAGCCCGCGCCCGATGATTTGGGCGATGATTGGTTAGGGACCGCAAGAAAGAGTTGGCTATGAGTTTCACGCAAACCCAGATTGATAATTTGCGCGCGGCTGTGGCGGCGGGTGTTCGGACGGTCACGACTGACGGCAATAGTGTCACCTATGCCAGCACGGATGAGATGCTGCGCGTGATTGGGGTTATGGAGCGGGCGGTTTCGACATCAACCACGCGCTATTCAAACCCGTATTATCAAAAGGGCGTGTAATGAATTTTATTGACCGCGCCCTTTCAACCATTGCGCCGGGTTTCGCCCTTGAACGGGAACGCAACCGGCAAGCGCTTTCGGTGCTGACGCAATCCACAAGCCGCTATGACGCGGCAACGGCGGGCGCGCGGGGTGCGTCTTGGCGTCCAGCGGCAACGGATGCGGACGCGGCGGCGGCAGGCCAGCGGGCGCGCTTGGCCTATGTGGCGCGCGATATGATACGCAACACCGCTTTTGCGGCGCGGGCGCAGCAAGTGATTGTCAACAACGTGGTCGGGGATGGTATCATTCCGAAAATCACGGGCAAAGATGAGGCGGCAAAGGAAAGCCTCTTGTCTGCTATTGAGGACCATTTAGACACAACGGCGATTGATGCCACGGGGCGCAATAACCTCTACGGGTTGGAACGCATCGCCATGAATTGTATTGTCGATTCCGGCGAGGTGCTGATACGTCACCGCCCGCGTGATGCGCGTGACGGTTTGCCTTTGCCTTTTCAGATTGAAGTTTTAGAGCCTGATTATCTGGACACATCGGCCAGCGGCAAGCTATCCAATGGAAACACGGTTTTCGAGGGCATAGAGTTCGACCGCATCGGTCGGCGCGTTGCTTACTATCTTTTCAAAGATCACCCCGGCACAGGCGGCTATACGGCCAGCCGCGAGACAAGCCGAGTTGATGCGGCCAATATCGCGCATGTATTCAAGCAAGACCGCCCCGGCCAAAAGCGTGGGGTTTCGTGGTTTTCGCCCATCGCTATGCAGTTGCAGGATATGGCGGACCATCAAGACGCGCAGTTAATGCGGCAGAAAATTGCGGCCTGTTTCGCGGCCTTCCGCACGAATTTGGACGGCGACCCGAACGATGAGGCAACAGGGCTTTCGGGCCAGTTGGTGCCGGGGCGCATTCAATCGCTGGCACCGGGCGAGGATATTCGCTTTTCAGCACCTCCGGGCGTTGATGGGTATGATGAATTTACGCGCAACGTCCTGCGGGCTGTCGCGGCGGGCTTGGGCGTTACCTATGAAGCCTTAACGGGCGACTTGAGCGGCGTTAATTTTTCATCGGGCCGCATGGGCCGCATGGAAATGGACCGCAATATCTCGGCGTGGCAATGGTTAATGTTAATCCCGCAGATGATGCAACCGATTGGCAAGTGGACATTGGACGCTTGGGCAATCCGCGAAATGAAGCGCAGCCCCGGCGTTAAGCTGGAATGGGTGCCGCCGCATCGCACGCTTGTCGATCCAACCCGCGAAATTCCTGCACTGGCCGCAAAAGTGCGTGCAGGCTTTGCAAGCCGGTCGGGCGTTGTTCGCCAACTCGGCTATGACCCCGAAAGACTGATGAAAGAGATTGAGGCGGATGCGCTGGAAAGTCGCCGCCTTGGCTTGGCTTTCGATTCAGACCCGCCGGAAATGGAGATTGCACCAGATGAATGAGATTATTTTAAGCGGCACCGTTGGCGATTCCTTTTGGGATGAGGACTTTTTCACAGCCTCGGCGGTGCGTGCTGAACTGCGCGACAAAACCGGGCCGCTAACAGTTCGGATCAACAGCGGCGGCGGATTGGCGACCGAGGGTCAGGCAATCTATACGATGCTGAAAGATTACCCCGGAGAGGTTCACGTTGTGGTTGACGGTGTGGCGGCAAGCGCTGCCAGCCTTATTGCAATGGCAGGCGATACCATCACAATGCGCCTCGGCGCGTGGATGCTTATTCACGACCCGGCGCAGCCTATGACCGAGGGACGCGGCACCGAGGGCGACCATGTGCAGCTTGCCCAACAGTTGCGCGTTATGTCTAACGCTTACGCGGATGTCTACGCCGCGCGGGCGGGCATTTCACGGGATGCCGCCCGCTCAATCATGCGGGCAGAGTCGGTTTATGACGGCGAAATGGCGGTGATGGCGGGGTTTGCAAGTGCAACCGATGCGCAGCCCGCCTCCGCCGCCGCCGCCTTTGACTATCGGATTTATTCAACCGCGCCCGCCGAATTGCGGCGTGATTGCTCGACCCTCGGCACGCTGCCGGGGCAATTGGCCATTGCGGCCTTTATCAATGGGGGGCCGAAAACACCCCCTAAACCAATGGAGCCAGTAATGGAAACCAAAGCCGAAGTTGTAGCGGAGGAGCCGCAAGCGGTCACACCCGCAGTTGAGGAAGCCACGCCGCAAGCGGTTGCGGTTGAGCCTGTCGCCGCCGTTGCGGTTGTGAATGACACCATCCGCGAGCGTACCCGCGCCAAGCGGATCACCGAGGCCACAGCGCTTGCAGGTTTGCAGCACGCCGTTGCCTTGGACTTGATTGAGCGGGGCGTGAGCGAGGCGGTCGCCTTGGATGAAATTTTGCAGCAGCGCAAAGGATTGGCTGAAATGGAAACGAAAACAGAAATCAAAAGCGGCAACCATGTTGGCATGGATGCGCGTGACAAGTTCAAGACCGGCGCGGGCCTTGCCCTTATGTCTAAGGCTGGCCTGACTGGTGGCGAACGCAACGAATTTTCCTCGCTGTCGCTGGCTGAACTTGCCCGCGAGTCAATCGCCATGAGCGGTGAGCGCGGATCTTTTGTTGACCGCCGCGATATGGTTGGCCGCGCCTTCACAATGGCAGGCACCCACACAACCAGCGACTTTGCGGAAATCCTTTCCAACGTGATGGGCAAGGCTGCATTGCAAGGCTGGGATGAGTCAGAGGAAACCTTTGACGCTTGGACGCGCAAGGGTGTTCTTACCGACTTTAAGGCAAACAAGCGCGTTGGCTTGGGCCTGTTCGGTTCGCTTCCAGCCGTTGAGGAAGGCGCAGACTATACCTATGGCACCGCTGGCGACCGTGGCGAAACCATCGCCTTGGCCACCTATGGCAAAATGCTGCGTATCAGCCGCCAAGCAATCATCAATGATGATTTGTCTATCCTTGGCACAGCCCCGCGCCGCATGGGCCGCGCCGCCCGCCGCACTGTCGGGAATATGGTTTACGCCGTGTTGACCGGCAACCCGACCCTTTCGGACGGCGTTGCACTGTTCCACGCCGATCACAATAACCTCGGCAGCGCCGCAGCGCTTTCGGTTGCATCGTTGGGCGCTGGACGTGCGGCCATGCGGACACAAAAGGAAGCCGCAGGCGGGCCTTCGTTGAACATCGCCCCGCGCTATCTGATTGTGCCAGCGGCTTTGGAAACTTCTGCCTCGCAGTTGCTTTCCTCGGCGGTTGATCCGACCACATCGAAGGGCATGGCTTCCAACCCGGTTCAGGGCATGGCGCAGCTTATCGTTGACGGTCGCCTTGACGCTTCAAGCGCAACGGCTTGGTTTTTGGCTGGCGATGCGGGCGCGTTTGATACCATCGAAGTCGCCTATCTGGACGGCGTGGAGGCACCTTATATTGAGGAGCAGACCGCTTGGACTTCGGACGGCGTTGAGTTGAAAGTGCGGATTGATGCGGGCGTTGCGCCTTTGGATCACCGCGCAATCTACAAAAACGCGGGCGCATAACCCTTGAGGCCGGGGGCTGATCCCCGGCCATTCCCCTTTCTACGGAGTTCTGAAAATGAAAAATCTTGTTTCGGATGGTAACACCATCACAATCACGGCTGCGGCTGATGCCGTTTCGGGTCAGCTTGTCGTTGCGGGCCTGTTGGCTGGCGTTGCCCAAGGCGATGCCTTGACGGGTGCTAGTTTGGTGCTTGCTATCGGCGGCACTTATGAGCTGTCGAAAACCTCGGCGCAGGCTTGGACCGTTGGGCAGGCAATCTATGCCGTGCCTGCAACCGGCCTTTGCACTACGGCAACCACAGCGGGCAACGTGCTTGTCGGTGTTGCGGCTGCGGTTGCGGCCAACCCATCGGCAACCGGCATTGTACGGTTGAACGGCACCGCCCCTGCGGCTGCGGTCTAAAATGTGGCGCGTCCCGGCTGGTGAATGGGCCGGTCGGGACGCGTTTATCATCGGCGGGGGGGCAAGCCTTTCCGGCGTTGATGTCGAGCAAATTCGCGGGCGCGGGCATGTTATCGCCGTAAACGATGCGGGCCTTGATTTGGCCCCTTGGGCTGACATTTTATTTTTCGCTGATGGTTGGCCGCGTTGGTTTTCGTGGAATTATCGGCGGTTGCCAGAGTTTAAGGGCGGTCTGATCGTTACGCGGGCAAAGGTTCCGCAGGTGGATGACCGCATCCGCTTGTTGCGGCACGATCCGGCGGCGGCGCTTTCGCAAGATCCGCAGCGGCTTGCCGGATATTGTGGCGGTGCCTCGGCAATCAATTTGGCCTATCTGATGGGGGCGCGCCGGATTGTGCTTTTGGGCTTTGATATGCAGGGCGGCAACTGGCACGACAACCACCGCGCCCCGCCACTTGAAAACGCATTTGCGCGGCACTTCATCCCATCGCTTAACCGCATGGCCGTTGAATTGGCGGCGGCAGGTTGCGAGGTGTTCAATGCCAACCGTGACAGCGCTTTGAAATGCTTTCCGTTCTGCGACTTAGAGGACTTGCCGCATGGATGATCTGGCAACGACCGAGGCCGAGAAGTACCGGCAGATTTGGGACCGGCCAGAATACCGCAAGTTTTCGCCCGGTCTTGGCGAGTGCGAGGCGGCTTTTACCGCGTGCGGCATGGCATCGGGGCAGGCGCTGATTGATTTCGGGGCAGGCACGGGCCGCGCCTCGGCTTGGTTCGTAGAGCGCGGGCTGTCGGTTGTGGCTGTGGACCATGCGGCAAACGCGCTTGAATGTGACGTTTATTTTGTGCGGGCCTGCCTTTGGGAAATGCCCGCAATGTTGGCTGACTTCGGGTTTTGCTGTGACGTAATGGAGCATATCCCGCCGAGCCGCGTTGATGATGTGTTGCGGGCGATCCGCGCGCGGGTTTCGGGTCGGTGTTATTTCGGCATTGCAACGCGGCCTGACGTTATGGGCCGATTGATTGGCAAGCCTTTGCACTTGTCGGTGCATTCCGGCGATTGGTGGGCAGCAAAACTTTCCGAATTTTGGGGCGCGGTTGATGTAAGGCGCAATGATGCGCGGGACTTTGTTGCGGTGGTGTCTGAATGAATTTTAACCAGCTTGTGAACGGGCCGATTTTCGCGGTGTTCGGGGTGCCTGCGGTGTTGACCTATGACGGTGGCACGGTCTTGGAACTGACCGCCGTTGATAAAACCAAGGGCGTTGAAATTGTAGATAATCGGATGGACGTGGCAAGCATTTTGCCCGTTGCGGCCTTTCGCGCGGCGGATCTTGCCGGGGTTGATTTGGCCTTGCTGGACGGTGGCACGGTCGCGCTAAACGGCACGACTTGGCGGGTGCATCAAGTGATTGAGCGGCCTACGCCAAGCGGCGCGGCAGATGGTCAAATCTGGCTTGTATTGATCGGGACTTAATATGGATCACCGCGAATTGATTTTGAGCCGCTTGGTTGCGGTGCTTGCCGCTGTCCCCGGCGTTGTCTTGGCCGCGCGCAACCGTGACGGGCTGTCGGATCGGCAGCGCCCCGCTATCGTGTTGCTGGATGCTGACGAAACTGCGCGCGATGGTGAGCCGCGCGGGCGATCCGGCCCAAGCCCGCAGATAGTGGACATGACGCCGGAACTTTACATTTTGCTAGGCTCAACACCCGCCGCAGTCGGCAGCGAATTGAACGCCTTGCGGGCGCTGGTGATTGAAGCCGTGACAACGGACGCCACGCTTTTAAGCCTTACCGGGCGAAATGGCCGGATTCGGTACGATGGTTGCGCAACAGGTCTGGCGCGTGGCCGCACTATGGAGGGCGAAATGGGCGTTTCGTTCACATTTTCTTACCCTTTCGACCCAAACAAACTATAGCATAGGAGGCTTTAATGCCTGTATCCCCATCAACAGACAACCTTTGGATCGGTAAGGGCGTTGTGACGTTCCAAGCCACTGGCGAAAGCGCAGCGCGTGACGTTGGCGAGGTTTCCGAGGTTGAATTTTCCCCCTCTATCACCAAGCTGGACTATTTTTCGAGCCGGTCTGGCGTAAAGCAAAAAGCCAAGTCGGTTATTGTTGAGCGCGGCGGCACCGTTCGCCTTGTTATGGACGAAGTGACAGCCGAAAACCTTGCGCTGGCAATCGCCGGCACTATCACAACCAACAGCGCGGGCGATGAAATCATTGAGATTTTGGCGACAAACGCGACCGAGGGCGTGCTGCGCATCACAGGAACAAACGAAGTTGGCAACCAGTTGGACGCCGAGTTTTTGAAGGTGTCTTTCTCGCCGGAAGGTTCGGTAAACTTTATCTCCGACGAATGGGGCAACATCGAAATCACTGGCGAGGTGCTGGTTGATGGTGTCAGCGGCTTCGGTACGTTCACAGTGCGGCAGCAAGCATAATGGCGGGTTTGCTTGATATTGCGCCGCTGTCCAGCAAGGTAAGCATTCGCGGCACCGCTGTTGATGTTTGCGGGGTTTCGGCCAAAGGGATTGCGCAATTGATTTTGCGCTTTCCCGAATTGCGCGAAATGATGGTTGGGCGCGAGGTTTCCGTTGATCGGCTTTTGGGCATCGGCGGGGATGCTGTCGCGGCAATCATCGCGGCGGGCTGTGGCGATTTCAGTGCCGAGGCCGAGGCGGCAGCGGCAGCGCTTTCCATTGACGAGCAAGCCGACCTTTTGGGGGCAATCCTAAAGCTGACGATGCCGGGTGGCCTTGCCCCTTTGGTCGAAAAGCTGTCGGGGGTGCTAAGTCAGCACAACGGCGGCGCAGCATAGCGCACGGCCCCGGCTATGAATTGGCCGGGGCTGTCGAGGCGCTTATTGCATCGGGTCATTCTGGCGCATGGGATTACACCCCGCGCCAGATTGTCGGCTTTCAAGAATTTGCAGCAAAGCGGCGGCGGTTGGAGATTGCCAGCGATATGTCTGCAATGTCGCTTGCCATGCGCGGCGATCCCAAGGTTTTGAAAAAAGAGATTGAGGGTCTGAAAAAGTGAAATTCAACTTTCAAGCCGAAAAGGGAGCGTTTGCCGAGGGCATCTTTTCTTTCTCCGATAACATCGCAAGGGCCGGAACTGTTGCCATTGATATGGTTGCGGCGCAGGCCAAAGCCGAGGGCCGCGCCAGCATCGCGGCGGCGGGCTTTTCTAAGAAGTGGCAGAACGCCTTGCGGGCCGATGTTTACCCGAAAAAAGGTGTGAGCATGAAGGCGGCGGCGGCGATTTATCACAAGATCCCCTACGCTGATGTTTTCGAAAGCGGCGCATCCATTCGCGGAAATCCAACGCTTTGGATACCATTGCCGGGGCTTCCAAAGAAACTAGCAGGCAAGCGGCCAACCCCCAAATCGTTTTCGGCTATGGTTGCGCCGTTATTCCCGCTTCGGACCAAGGGAAACACTAAAATTTTGGCCGCGCAAATGGCCGTTGGAAAGGCCGCACAAAAGCGCGGACCGCCATACAAATTGAATATGTCGGCGGTGAGGCGGGGCGCAGCGGGGCAGGGCATCACAGCCGCCGTGCCGGTCTTTGTCGGGGTCGATACGGTAAACATTCAAAAGAAGTTCAATGTTTTAGGCGCGGTTGAATCCGCCGCCGCGCGGATCGGCGGGTTTTATCTCGCTGCATTAAGGGATTAAAATGGCCAAAACGATTTATCAGCGGGTCGCACTTGAGGGCGGCGACAAGATCGCAAAGGAATTGCGGGCCATTGGCAAGAATGGCGAGGCCGCTTTTCTTGAGATTGGGGCTGCGGCTGATAAGCTGAAAAAGAGCCTTGCCAATGTCGGCAGTTCCGTTGGCAAACTGGGCGATTCCTTGGCAACGGTCGGCAAGCGCATGACCATTGCAACTGCGGCCATAGTCGGGGCTGTGGCGGGCGTTGTGGCCTTCGCCAAGGTAGGCACGGACGCAGCGGACGCGGCCAAGAAACAAGCGCAAGAGGCGGGCTTGGCGATTGATGCTTACGGGCGTCTATCATTCGCGGCGGAACAGTCGGGCGTATCGCAAGAGGAATTGGGCGGCGCAATGGCGCGGCTTAACCGTGAACTAGGCGAGGTCGCCGGGGGCAGCGAGAAAGCCAAGGCAAAATTTGCGGCTTTGGGCATTAACGTGCAGGACGCAACCGGCAAGCTAAAGCCAACGGAAGCAATCGTTCGGGAATTGGCTGACAGATTTAACAAGCTGCCCGATGGTGCGGAAAAGTCGGCGCTGGCAATTGACCTATTCGGCAAGGCCGGGGCTGGAATGTTGCCTTTCCTAAATGCGGGCGGCGCGGGGCTTGCGGCACTTGGCGCGCAGGCCGAGGCGCTGGGCATCGTATTCACAAACGAGCAAGGCACAATTGCCGAGGCAATGAATGACTCACTGGCGGCGCTAAATAAAGCGCGGGTTGGTGTTCAGTCACAAATTGGCCTTTTATTCGCGCCGGTTATCACGCGCGGATCAGATGCAATCATTGATATAATCACCCGCAACCGGCAGGCGATGGTTGATTGGACCGATGAGTTGGTTAATAAAACCGTGCCAATCGTTGAGGATTTTGCTAAGGTTTTAAGCGGTGATTTTGCGGGCGTTCAAAATACTTGGGTGTTGAAGGTCGCGCTGGCCTTTGTGACGTTTGGCGAAAACGTGCAGGCCGCCGTTTATGGAATTGTCATTCCTGCATTCAATGCGCTAACAACTGCGGCTGATTTTCTAGCAGACGCTTTCAACGGCATATTCGGCACCGATTTCACTGGCCAGCAGATATTGATTGCGGCGGCTATTTCAAAACTGTTGGGCCTGTTTGGCTTGCTGTCCGCCTCGGTCGGCGTTGTCGCGTCAGCATTCGGGGCGCTTGGGCCTTTGTGGGGGCTTGCTGTGGCGGCGGCGGGCCTTCTAGCGCCAGCATTCACGGCCATTGGCACGGCGGCGGCTGCGGCTGGCACGGCTTTGGTTGGCATCATCGGCCTGCCAGCGCTTATCATTACAGGCATCATTGCGGCGGGTGCTGCAATTTATATTTTCTGGGATGAAATCAAGGCGGGCGCTGGTCTGGCTTATGACTTCATCGCGGGAATTTTCGAGGGTCTGCCCGCTCTGATCGGCGGGTTTATCACTGGTGCGGCCAATGTGGCCTCGGCGGCTTGGGATGGTATCGCCAGCCTCGGCGCTGCGGCCTTTGCAAAGGTGCGTGAATCGGCGGTCAAAGAAGGCGGGATAATCAACAGCGTTTGGAGCGCGCATGTTGAATTATTCAATGTTATCTGGGCGGCGATCAAAAACGGCGCATCCTTGGCTTGGGGCTTTGTGAAAGACGGCTTTACGGGCGCTTTCGATTATCTCGGCAACCTAGTTGATCGGGTCGCATCCCGTATCACGGCGGCTTTTGAGCGCATTAAAGCGGCAGCGCGGGCGGCGGTTGACGCGGCGCGGGCGGCGGCGAGTGCTGACGCTTCAAGCAATAAATCAAGCCAACTGGCCGGATTTGCAACGGGCGGTTATGTGCGGGGGCCGGGGTCTGGCACTTCTGACAGCATCATGGCGCGGCTATCCAACGGCGAATTTGTGGTGAAGGCGGCGGCGGTTCGGCATTACGGGCCGCAGCTTTTGGCCGCATTGAATAACATGCGCTTGCCAAAAACACCGGGCTTTGCTGCGGGCGGGCTGGTTGATGGTCTGACTAAAGGTTTCAACGTGGGAATGCCGCGCTTTGCATCGGGCGGCGCTGTGGTCGCGCAATCGGGCGGGCGTCCTGTCACGTTGAACATTGACGGGCGGGCCTTTGAGGGTATGACAGCAACCGACAAAACCGCCGAGGATTTAACTAGATTTGCAACGGCGCGGCGGCTTCGGTCGGCTGGCCGCAAGCCGGGTTGGGTGGGCGTATGACCGAGACACTATTGGTTATCAGCGGCGACTTTTTGACGCCATACGCAGCGCGCGGGGTCGAGCAATCGCTTGAGGTGATCGGCCAAGCCTCGGCCATGCGCCGCACAGTCAATGGCGACTTGGTGGACATTTCCGCGCCAGAGTTTCGCAAATACACATCAACCATATCCTGCACGGATATGAATGTCCCGGCGATAGATGGGGTGTGGCCGGGGCAGGCTGTGCAGGTCGATTGCGTAACTGAATTGGCTTATCTGACAACTGGGGGAACGCCAGCGCGGCCTGTCGTCCCGGATTCATCGCGCGTTGACGGTACGTTCACATTTTACCGGCCCCGCTTGCAAATGCGGATTGTTTCAGTTGCGCAGGCGTTGACCGAAACCGAGGCGGCTTTGGGCTGGACGTTGGAACTTGAGGAAATATGATCTATTTCGCATGGGTTGACGCAACCGACACCACATTCTTGGAAGCCTTCGAGCGAGTGGATGAAAGCGTGTTTTCGTTTTCGGTCGATCACGCAGAAGGCGACTTTGCGTCAATGGTTGTTGAAATTGTCAACCCTCGCACGGGCCTTTTATCGGTCGCGCGCAAGCGGTGGGCATGGCTTGCCTATGACGATGGAACGACCGTTACCCCTCTATTTTTTGGGCGGCTGGTTGGAGCGCCAGAAAACAGCGCGGCGGAACTGGTCACACTGACTTTCGTAGCAAAGCCTCCGCAGTATATCGCGGCAAAGGAAGCCGTTGCGGATGGGCTGCGGGTGTTGCCGTGGTTCGATCCTGTCTGGCTTGCACCGGCCCGCCGCGCGGATGCTGACGTGGCGCTTGAGGCACGCACAGCGCTTTACCATATCGACCGCACCAGCCTTGCGGTGACAGTTTCGGATATTGTCGCGGGTGAGGATGGAACGGTTGATATTGGCGGCACGTTTTACCGCGACAGTTTGGCCATGCGGTACACGGAAATTCCCGCGCGGCGCGTGGTTGTCAACGCTTCAATGACTTGGAAGCAAGAGGCGGTCGGGTCGGTTGATGTGAGCCGCAAGATTTCGGACGCCTTCGGGCTGGCTGGCACCACGCTTTTAAACCGCGTTTCAAGCTACACGGGTGAGGGGCTTTTACGGGATTGGCCGACCACGGGCCGCAAGATTGGCGCGGGCTGGACGGTTGGCAGTTTGGATATTCCCCGCGTTGATGGGGTGACAGTCACCCCGCGCGGCATCATTGCAAATACAGACCTGTACAGCCGCGCTTACTTTCCGCTTTATGTGATCCAACCCAAGATGCTTTGCGATTATGTTGCATCGCGCGACCGTGCCGAAAACGTCACATTCACAATCAACGGCGGGCTGCAAGAATTGATTGCGGACGACGACGACGAGGACCAGATCCAGATTGATTTTGTGAGTTCGGCGGCTGCGGATGCAATTGACGGGGTTTTGCCCATCGGTGACTTGGGGCGGCGGTCATACTTCCAGACCGACCGAGGCGCGGAAAGTTTGCGCTATATGATGCTTGTGGCGCGGGCGCGGCTTATCGCGCAGGCGCGGGCGGTTGAGGTATTCGCGCAAATCCCATTTCAAACCGCAATCGGTCTTTCCTGTCGCAAGTCGGCAACGCTGGCAGATGCGCGCATACCGGGCGGCACAGCAACGGGCAAGGTTATTGCCTACAACTTCGGGCTGTCCGGCGATGATGGGGCGCTGCAAGGGTCGGTTACAATAGGCTGCACAATCGGCACGGGCGGCACGGTAAGCGCCGCTGTGGGGGTGCCTTGCTATGTCGCTGACGGTTACGCTGAAACAGGCTGGCAAGCCTTTAGTGGCGGCGATGAAATGCTTGCAACAGGGGATCTAGCCTTTGGCAATTTCGGCGCGGTCAACGTGGCGGATGATGGGGTGAACTTTGACAGCTACAACGCAGCGCAAGCGGTGCTTTCCTGCGTGGTCCTAAACGGTCAGACCGATCAGGAAAGCATACTTCAAAGCCCAATGGCCGATGCAGAAACAGCTATTGCCACGCTAAACACGGTCCCGACAGTTGTGCAGCTAAACTTGCAGCCGCTTGCTGGCCTTTCATTCGCGACCGATTACCCCCTTGTAATGTCTGCGCTGGCCATTCCGAAAACCATTGATCTAGGGGCTGCATGATGTCAATTGAATCCCTAGTCAGGCCATTTACGCGGATTGAAAGCGCGGCTTTTGTCCAGTATGTTCCGGCCCCGCTGTCCGACTTAGAGGACTTGCTGCCCGCATATGTCGCATGGGGCTTGCCGAGCCGATTTATCAGCCCGGCAATGCAGTTGGAGAACCCGCTGGTCGTTGCCGTATCCCCTACGGCTTCAAATGCCAATTCTCTCTTAGGGCAAATGGCGAACAGGGTCACATACTTGGAGCAAGAGGGGTCTATTTTTGACTACTCCCCAAGCATGGAATTGCCGGAAACATCGCGGCAAACCACAACTATCCGCGTTTACAATCCCGCCGAGGTTGAGGAGTTCCCTGACCCCGAAGACAGGACGATGTGGGTTGATGTCGAGCGCATTGATGCAATCACATTTCGCGGGCCGGACGGTGAGGCTTGGAAGTTCACCCTAGACCATGAAGGCACCGGGGCAAATTATGATTAGGTTGGACCATTTCCAGAATATAACGGCGGCGCAATGGCCCCCCGCGCTTAGTGATGTGGTTCGCTTATCTTGGAGATATTACTGGTATACAAATCTATCTGATGGGTCTGTTGGCGGTGAGACTGGCGCACAGTGGCAACCCGCTATCAAAATGGTACAGCCGCGCGTTGGCCCCTTGTTGGTCCCTTCTTCTACATTAACTTTCGGCCCAGCCGTCCACATTGACGGCGAAAAGCCAAGAATTTGGGGGGAAATGTCGGCTAGTGATAGCGCTAGTTGGTATGACACGCCTTTCACGAGTTCATCCGTGCGAATAGTTCGCGATGTCTGGTATAATCTGGGCCTTGCAACGAAAGAACACCCCGCCGCGCTTCACGTTGATCTTGAGTGTCCGTTTTCGGGTGACGGCAGGGACTCTTATGTCGAAATCACGATTGATATATTTAGAGGCAAAAAGCTGACCATAGAGCCTTCAACGGCTTACAGGTCTTCCAAGTGGGCAGTCTCTGGGGCCAGTACCCAATCAACTTTCGGTTTCACAAAAATATTCAATTACGAGAGCGGCACACACACTTGGCGTATCGGCACAACGGCAGACACGGCAGTTTTCCTTGAGGTATAAAAATGGCAATAATCTATAGAACTGCGGGCGCTTGGGGCGCGGGCAAGGGTGGCAACCTGACCGCAGCCGAGGTTGATGTGAACTTTCACACCCTGCGGACGGATGTTGACGCCTTGGGCGATGGACCAGCACCGGCAGAAATTGACAATATAACGCTGGTCGGCACGCAGTTGACCATCACGCTAACCGATGCGCGAGTGTTTGGGCCGTTTGCCGTTCCCCGCACGGCCTTTCGCTGGCGTGGCAATTGGGCGGCATCAACCGCCTACGCCGCAAGTGATCTGGTCAACGTGGCTGGCGATGGGCTTTATCTTGTCCTGCATGACCACACATCGCCAGCGGTGTTTGATGCGGCGCACCTAACGGCGGGCCTTGCCGCGTATCAATTGACATTCCAAGAGCCGCGCAGCGCCGTTGTGGCGGTCACAGGGACCACACACACACCCTCGGCGGTGTTTGCCTATCATCGCTGCACAAACGCGGCGGGCTGCGCTGTGACGATCCCCTTGGACGCAACGGCGGATTATCCTGTAGGGTCCGAGTTCCACTTCCGGCAAAACGGCGCGGCGGCGGTTACAATCGCCGGGGCCGTGGGTGTTACGATCAACGGGCCGACCGGCTTTGATGCCGAAACGGCGGACGTTGGAGCTGTGGTTACGGTCAAAAAGGTCGCGGCAAACGAATGGGATATGTTCGGCCTGTTGGCGGTAACGCCGTAATGCCGTTGATTGGGGTCACATCATCGCAGCGCTATCCGATGGGCGGCGGGCTTACACCCGGCGGGCATCAATATTGGCGTTTATACATTCCGAGCAACGGCGGCGGATCAACTTATACAATGGTCGGTGATCTGGAATTGCGCGAAACGGGCGGCGGGGCCAGTCTGACAGGAACAGGCACGGCAGCGGCGTCCAGCATCACGGGCGGCTATGAGGCGGCAAAGGGTTTCGACGGTTCGCTTGCCGCGTTCTGGGCCACGGCATCGGCACAGATTGCACCCTCGTGGCTTTCCTATGATTTCGGCGGCGGCAATTCGGAGATTGTGGGCCATATCACGCTTTCATCGCCCAACGCAAGCTATTCAAAAGAGACACCTACTAACGGCATTGTGCAGTCATCGGATGACGGCAGCACATGGGCAACGGAGTGGGTGATGCCGCCGCAAACAGGCTGGGCGGATGCCGAGACGCGCAGCATTGCGCAGCCGGTCGCTTTCCCAAATGTTTATTTGGCCGGGTCCGAAAGATATATGGGCGTTTCGGCGGTTTCTTCCGTGACATTCACGGGGATGCACTTCGGGCCGGAACGCACAAACCGACTGATTGCGGTGGCAATTGCCTTGCGGTCATCTAGCGGGACGCCTGCAATGAATCCGCTTTCTGCCGTTACCATCGGCGGGGTTGCGGCGGTTTTGGCCACACGGTCGCGGGATACATCTGGCAGCACGACCGAATTTGTCGAAATGTGGACCGCACGGCCAACGGGTGAAAGCGGCGATGTGGTGGTGACGCTTGGCGGATCGGCGCAGGTCAATTCGCGGGCAATCGCTTGGAACATCGGCGGCGCGGCGGTTCAAACGCCGATATTGACCGATGCTAAAAATGTTGGTGTGGCTGGTGATATGTCAATTGCTGCAACAGATAATTCGATTGTGCTTGCGGCTTCTGTCAGAACCAGCGCGGTGACTTACACCCTCGGCGGGCTGTCCAGCGTCTACTTTTCAAACTTCGGGTCCAGCCTTTGCGCGGCGGAAGAAATCGTGCCTACCGCTTCAACAAAAACAATCACGGCAACAGCAACCGTTGCGCGCATCGCGGCGTGTTGGGAAATCACATAGGAGTTAAAAATATGTCTAATCCATTTGCGGGCCGCGTTGGCCTTGGCGGGCCTGCGTCTGACCTGATCCCCGTCACCCCTTCCGATTCCGCCGATTTGGCGAAAATGGCGATTGCGCTTTATATCACGGTCGGCGGCGTGGTGGTGTTTGTCAGCGCTGACGGCAACACCCGCACAGTGACCGTGCCGGATAACTTTACACTGACTTGCGGGGCCAAGCGGGTTTTGTCAACAGGCACCACAGCAACGGGCATTCACGCCTTTACGGTGTCCTGATGGGCTGGCTCAATTCGGGCGTTGGCCTGCCTTCATTCGGCGCGGTCGCGTCCCTAGCGCCGCCATATGTTGAGCCTGTCGGAGACACGCCTGTTTTACCTCCGGCGGGCGACCCTACCCCGCCGACAGGAACACCAACAGACCCCGAAACGAGCAACCCAGAGCCGGGCATTGATCCAAGTTATACTTCACCGACAAGAATTGAGGTAGCGGATAGCGGGCAAACCGCGATCAGGACCACAAACGACCCGGCAACCTTCGGCGTTGCCTATATCGCGACCGCTATTTCTGGAAATGAATATTGGGAATATGAGATTCAGCAGGCCACGCCTAAAAACGCGACTTTCGCGGTCGGCATTGCCACGCTTGCCTTGCCGTTAAACGGCATCCCCGGCGATAGGGCCACAGAAATCGCATGGTGGTCGGACGGGACAATTCGGCAGAACAGCGCAACAATTCTTGATTTGGGCGATGGCGGGGCATTGGCGCGGAGCGACACCGCAGGCGTTGCGATCAACGGCGCTGGCGAGGTGTTCTTATTCAAAAATTGCGCTGCATTAAATGCGGCGGCGGCGGTCGGCACCCTTGCGCCAGCGGGTGCAATATATCCTTTCGTTGCTCTATATTCGGCAAAGACGCGCATCAATATGAACTTCAGCAATTCAACATTTGTCTGCGCTGTGCCTATTGGGTTCTATCCAGTTGGGCAGGTTGTGACCCAAATGCCAGCGGGGGCAATGCACCACTATGACCTTTCCCTTGGGGATTATACTGTTTCCGGCGCAAATATTATCGTAATTCCAGACCAAGCGGGCGCACTAGATTTAAATTCTAGCATCAATAGCAGTTGGCCCAAAACTGGCAGGACCATCAACGGATTGCTTGCCGCCGATTGGGATACAGGGCAGTCTTCAATAAGCGCAACGGGTCTTTCTGGGTTCGCGACAGAAGACAAACCGCACACAATTGCGGCGGTTTTTCAAGCTGATGTCGGCTGGCGCTCCGAGCAACTCGCCATTGTCGCCCTTAGCTCGTCCACTAATGCAAACCCGTGCCTAAGATTGCGTGCGTTCGATAATCTGGCGGGTTATCGCAAGGTAGACGGCGCAGGCACCAGCGTTATAACGGACAGCGCCAAGGGGTTTATCGCGAATGAAGCTGAAGCGGCTTATGTAGTCGTGCGAGATAATGGCACCACGATAGATATGTGGATCAATGGCCAGAGAGCATTGACCGCGTCTGCGTCAAATGTTGGTGTGATGACGGCGATAGATACCATCTCGTTAGGGTCAACCCGCCGAACCAACGATTTAACAGACGTGTTTAATGGCGCGATAGGTGAAGTCGTACTTTATGGCGAGGCGTTGTCGGATGCTTCGGTTGATGACCTTAACGCATACTTTAAAAACAAGTGGGAAGACGCGACTTTCGAGGCCGCTATAGCCTCCAACCTAACTGCATCGGCTCCTTTAAGTTCGGGGTCGGCTTTTGCCACTAAGGGCATGTACTACACAGCCATAACGGACGTTACGTTAACGGGTGTTAAAGTTTATTCTGGCACAGCCGCTGTGGGCGAGGTTATTGTTTCCCATTGTAACGCTATTGTGGGTGGGGTGAACACCACACTTGAGTCACCGGTTGCCCGCAAATCGCATTCCTTCACGGCCAGCCTAAACACAGTAACATTCGATGCCCCTGTGGTAATCCCAGCCGGTCAGACTTTCTTTGTGGGGCATACCAACACCAGCGGCACAGGCACAACCGTTTCCGGCACTCAATATTGGTCTATTGCTGGGACTGAAAAGGTATTGAAAAACCCTTATTTGGAGGGTGCTGGAAATTCCGGCAGGACAGCCGACAACAATATAACTGGCGGCGAAACAATCGTTCCTGCGGACAGAGCAGCAACAACGGCTTGGGCAATTTACCCTATCGTTGCTAGAACTTAGTCCATCCCAGATTAACGATTTATTGCAAAAATAACAGGCGCATCGGGCAGGGCAGCAACCCAAGGCCCGATGCTGACCACACCAGAGTAGGAAATGGCATGGCTAATGCACTCAAGACACAGCGCGGGGTGATTCTGCAATGGCTGAAATAATCAGGGACTTTTGGGCAATCGTTGCGGCGTTTATCGCGGCGGTGGTCTGGCTGGTACGGCTTGAGGCAATGATGCTTGCCAACAAAGCGGATTTGCGGCGGGTATGGGCGCAGCGTCAAGAGGATATGGCGGCGCACCGCGAGGCGCGCGATGAGAGCAACAAGATGCTTTCGGAAATCCGCGCCGACATTAAGTCGCTATTGCGCGAGGTGAAACAGTGAAGGCCGACCTAAAATTAGGCTTTACCCCGTTAATCCTGACCAAGTGCCGAAAACATGACCTGTTGCGCAATCAAGCGGCTTATGTGCTTGCGACTGCGTTTTGGGAAACCAATCGCACGATGAAACCAGTGGTCGAGGCTTATTGGCTTTCGGAGGAGTGGCGGCGCAAAAACCTGCGATATTACCCGTGGTATGGTCGCGGCTTTGCTCAATTGACGTGGAAAGACAATTATATCCGCGCGGGCAAGGCGTTGAAGGTTGATCTAACCACTGACCCCCGCCGCGCGCTTGATCCGGAAATCAGCGCATCGGTGCTTGTTCTAGGCTCTCTTGAGGGATGGTTCACGGGCAAAAAACTTGCCGATTACATCACGCTGTCGCGGTCGAATTACAAAGCGGCGCGGCGGGTTATCAACGGCACGGATAAGGCTGCGGAAATCGCGGAAATCGCGGTCGCATATGAGGCCGCATTGCTTGCCGATGGTTACGGCCTAGCACCGCCCGCCGATCACGTTCCAGTCACCCGAGCGCCTAGTTTCCGGGCGGATCTGTTCGCGGCAATCGCGGCAATCTTTAGAAAGGGCAAGGCATGAATAAATATTTCAAACCCAAGTCGCTAACGTGGCTGGCATCATTTGCCCCCATTGTTGCGGGCTGCATTGTGGCGCTGGCCAGTGCCTTCCCCGAATTTGAGCAAGCGGCAAAGGTTATCAACGCGTCAACGGGTGGCGTAGAGCCAGCCGTGCTTATCAACGCGGGCCTTGTGGGCATCGGGTTGCGCGGGGCTGTCGAGTGATGTGGGCATTCATCCCTGCATGGCTGCGGCGCGCTGTGGCGTGGGCTGCGGTGGGCATGGCCGCGCTTGCGGCTGCATGGCTTACCGGGCGGCGCAACGGTGCGCAGCGGACCAAAACCAAGGCGGCGGAAAAGGCAGCGGAAACTTACCGCGCAACTTCGGAGGCTATGCTAAATGCGGATACTGGCAACGGCGATGATGCTGATAATGTTAAGTGGCTGCGTGACAGGGCCAAGCGATAGCGCCTTGATTGCGGGCCTGCGCGGGCCGATGACGGATCACGCGGCGGCACTGGGCGGCGATGATGTTGCAGCCATGCGGCGCACAGGTCGGGTTGTCATCGCTAAATTTGATGCGGGGGCGCAATAATGGCTAACCCCAGATTGAGCGAAGAAAAGATGCGCGAGGCTGTCGCTCTGGTCAAAGAGCATGGCAACGTGGGCGCGGCGTCGCGGGCTGTCGGGATGCCGCTCGAAACGCTACGCAACCGGCACAACGCGGCAAAGGCGAAGGGCTTCCACCTGCCAAATGGGATGCAGGAAAGCATGGTCGCCGCCAATCTTGACGGCTGCACAATAGACGGCGGGTGGATTATCACGGACGCCGAGGGCAAGCTAGTTAAGCGGTCAACGCGGTATTCACAAAAGGGCAATGACGACCAAGCCAACGTACTTGATCTGATGCGGGCGGCGTTTTCAGATATTCCCGCGGCACCACCAATCATTCAAAGCGAACATTCCCAAGCAGGCAAGATTGCATTTTTCCCACAATCTGACGTGCATTTGGGTGTTGAAATCACAAGCGACCGCGGCGGCACCGATTACAGCCCAGATATAGCGATGGAACGGATGAAAGACGGGTTTTCGCAAACACATGCGGCAATCCCACCATGCGAGACTGCAATCATTCTGGACAATGGCGACTTAACCCACGCGAACTGCGATAAGGATGCAACGCCGCGGTCAGATCATAGGCTAAAGGTCACGGGGTCACATCGGCGCAATCTAGCGTTATCAGCCGCGGCAAAGGCTTGGCAGATTGACATGGCATTGCAGAGAAGTGAGCGCGTAATATATCGCAGCAATCGCGGCAACCATGACCCAAACACACCGGACGCCGTTGGGCTTGCCTTGCATCACAGATACCATAACGATCCCCGCGTGACGATTGACCAGTCCGAGCGTGAAATGTGGGTGTTTCAAAAAGGCGCTGTATTCCTTGCCGCGCATCATGGACACGGGATAAAGCCCGAAAAGCTGGCCGCGAATATCCCGCCAAACTTTCCAGATCAATTCGGCGCAAGTCGGTTTTGGTATCTGTTCACTGGCCATTTGCACAACCCACGCCAAGAAACCTATGGGGCGTTTAGCTGGTTTCAGCTTCCCGCGATTTGCTCAATGGATCAACACTCTGCCGATATGGGTTACACCGATACGGCGGCAATGCGCGCAATGATGTTCTGCGAACGGGCAGGGCTAAAGCACGACATGACGGTGCGGTTTTGATTACTTGGCACGTCAACGCCGAAGGGCTGCAACTGTATCGCGGCCATGAATTGCTTGGGGTCATTCCCTACGCAAAATTTGCAATCCTGATTTTCGACCTAATCGCACAAATGAGAAAGGCACTATGATGATCCGTATATTTGCCCTTGCCGTTCTGTTGCCATTTGCCGCTAATGCAGCGCCCCAATGCGCCCCGCGCGCCTCGGTGCTGGCATACCTTGCCGAGAAATACGGGGAAACGCGCCAATCAATCGGGCTGTCAGCCAACGGGGCTGTTCTGGAAATGTTCGCCAATCGCGAGGCGGGCAGTTGGACAATGACCGCAACCGGCCCTGCGGGCGAAACCTGCCTTTTGGCATCGGGTGACGGGTTCGAGATTGTTGCCGAGGCATTGCCGCCAAACGGTTAGGGTATTCCCAAGCCGCGCGGGATGGGGTAGGGTTGGGAATGTTTCGGTAAAAATGAAAAGCCCCTGCCTTAATCGGTGGGGGCTTTTTGCGTTGGCCAGTCGGTCGGCCTGTATCCATCCAAATAAGCCCGCAACAGACGCACGGTCGCGCCCGATGGGTTGCGCTTGCCCGTGCAAAGGTCGCTTATGCTGGCCTGCCGTTTGTAGCCAAGCATCTTAACGGCGGCGGCTTGGTCGAGGCGCAACGATTGCAGCGCCTCGCGGAATTGCGCGGGGGTCATTCCTGCTCCTTCAACATTTCAATCACGGCTTGCAGCGCATCAGTTGCAGCAGGGTTAAAAATGGTTTCCCCGGCGTTGCGGTTGACTGTTGAGATTTCGCGGCGCACTTCCATTAGGTCGGTGATAGCGTCTTGGATTTGTTGCTTGGTCATTGCCGCATTCCTTGCTGTGTGGGGTGGTGGGGGCCGCAGCCCCCGGTTAGGTTAGGAGAACTGCGCATCAACCTCTTTCTTTGTAGCGGCCTTGATGCCCTCCCAGCCGGTCAGCGCCAGCTTGATGGCGTAACCAGTCTGCGCTGCGGTTGCACTCACCCCAAATTCATCGGCGGCATACTCGGCAGCGACTTCGCCCATGCGGCGCTTTTCGCCAGTGAACTCGTATGCGGTCAGCGCGGCGTCTGCCATTTCGATTATTTTCGCTTCGGTAAGGTGAGCCATTGTGTTGTTTCCTTGTGTTGCGTTGTTTCCTTATGACAACCCTATACGCAATGCGCATGTGCATCAAGCACTAATTTGCGTTTTGCGTATATTATTTTACGAGAGTACGAAAGATTTACGAAAGGGGTTTCTTGGTCCGGCCAAGATTGACCGCCATTAGATACCCGCCAACCGTGATCAAACAAGGGGAAAAGCGGGGTTATTGCGTGAACAAACGGCCTAGCGCTGCCCTCCGAAGGCAGAGGTCACTGGTTCGAATCCAGTCGGGTGCGCCAATCAAATCAATCACTTGCAGGCCGTTTTGCGCCTTGGCCGTTCTCGCCGTGACAAGATACGGCCAAGAAACCCCCTATTCCTCTGGGTTTTCATCGCAGTATTTTTGGGCCATGGCCGCCGCCTTTTTTGCCCGCTCTGCGATGTATTCAAGCTGATGCGGTGCAAACATTACCCATTTATTTTCGCCGGGGAATATGGTTATTTCCTCATCAATGCCGAACGCAATGCGGATCGGGTCATATTCGTAATCCATTATCCACATATTGACGCAAACCCCATCGCCATAGTCTTTCAAGAATAGCTTTCCCGGCTTGTTTCCATCGCATATGTTTTTTTCGTATGAATCTAATTTAGCCATGCCTTATCCCTTCCTATCCATAATTGCCGCAGTACCCGCCTGAAAATCAGGGTGATAGTGCCAATACGTTTTTTCTATCACGCGAACCGAAGTCCCAAAGAAACCCGCGGCATCGGGCAGATTTGCCCCTCGCTGCATGGCCCATGTAATCGCGGTATGTTTTAGCGTGTGGGGCGTTGCCGCGGGCAATCCCGCAATGCGTCGAATGCGTGACCATGCTGTCTTGATGTCTCCAACCTTTGCGCCGCGGTAATTGACAACCCAACCACCTTGGCGCGACCAACGGCGGGCATGGGCCAATAGCTTTGCAGGCATCCTTACCGGCGTTCTGCGCTTGTTCGTCAGTCTTGCATCATTAGCAGCGCGGTACATGACGCCGCGGTCGCAGTCGATCCAGCCGCCGCGGGGGTGCGGTTCAAAGCGCAGATCCAATACCGCGGTCTTTCGGCTGCCCGTATACACGGCCAATAGGATGAATCGGGCAAGGTGCTTTGACCGCGGGTCAGTACGGGCGGCGCGGATCAACCTAGCAACCTCGCCCCGTGTCAGCCATAACTCTTTCGCCGCGGGGCGGGCTGGCAATTCAACGGGGGGGCATCGCGTCAATGCGCCAATCTTGACGCACCAATTCATCGCCGCACGCAATACGCCCAATTCACGGCGGACAGTTCCGGCTGACTTGCCGCGGTAAGACGCATAGCGCGCGCATGTGGCCATAGTCACGGCACCAACAGGCAAGTCGTGCCAAAACGGCATCAACGCCTTGATAGCGTAGCCTATGCGCTCTGGGGCGGCACGGCTTGGCGCGCGGTTCTCGCCGTACTCCACCAGCGCCTCGGACACTAGGAAAGTTTCGGGCGTATGGGTGTGACGGTTGATGCCCCGTGCGTTGATGTAGTCGGCAAGCGCTTGGTCAGCTTCTCCGCGATCAACTGTGCCTGTTTTGCGCTCTGTTTGCCCGTCGAGGATAACCCATTGTCCTGCGCGGGTCTTTGTGGGCTTTCGCCAGTAGAGGCGCGCCCCTTTGCTTGGCCTTGGCATGATGCAATCAACCTTTTCAAATCATCCTCTGGAATTTTTGGCTTGCGTCCCATGTAGACGGTCAGCCCAACCCTATCGGCGGCGCGCTGCACCGCTTGGGGCGACATTCCCCATTCTTTCGCTACGTCAACGAAGTCAAGCAAAACTGGACGTGTCATTGCAGCGTTTCCTTCCATCCGCAATGGTGGCAATACACCTGCGCAACCCATCCAATCCATTTAACCATTAGGCACCGCTCTTGCGATTTCTTGCGGCGGCGGCTGCATCGCGGGCATTGCGTGCGGTTCTTATCCGGCCCCGGCGGATTGATACCCGCGCGCTCAAGTATTGCGTCAATCAT